TTTTAATTAACCAAAGGAGAAACAATGACTATATTAGTCAATAAACTAAAGGAACAATACGAAACACAGTATCAACATAGTATAACTCCAGTTGAACTGCGACAATTAAATTCTGTTGAAACTGATTTTGTATTAAACAAACCTAGTTATGCTGTGCTTGACACAGAAAATAACAAGGCAATACACTTACACGGTGCAAACTATCAGCTAATTCCATATGAAAAAATATTAGTGGGACTATCTAACGCACTTGATAAGTATAACATAGATATAAATGATGCTTCACTTAAATTTAAAGTATCACCAGACTTAAACTATATGAGATTAAGAATTATGTTTGGTGACACAGGAGATTTTGGTACATATTCTATGAACTATGACAACAATGACAAACTAAAACTTGGCATTGAAGTTATATCTAGCTATGACGCTTCAATAGTATATCAATTAAGGGCAATGTTTTTAAGATTAGTATGTGCAAATGGTATGAAATCATTTGAAAATATTAATTCATCTATAAAAAAACACGTTCTTAAGTTTAATCTTAACGATTCATTTGATAAACTTAAACATCTAAACCAAACATTTGATAACTTAAAGAATACAGTTGAAGTATATCAAAGTGTTGAGTTAGGTAGACAAGATGTTGAAAAATTATTTAGAAAGTTTGCTAATAATTCTGATGGTAAGTATCACTTACTTAATGAGCTATTGGAAACTGAAAATGATAAGTCGACATTGTATGATGTGTATAATACTTTAACAAATTATAGTTCTCATAATCAACGAGCCATTAAGATAGGTAAAAGAGATAGTAAAGACTATAAGATTGAAACTTCCAAAAGAGATTCTATTAGAAGTAATGAAGATAGAGAGTTTGAAGTTAGAAATTTTATACAGAGTAATGAATTTTTATATTACTATCATCAAGGTGTATCTAAAGTAGCACAATAATATAATTATAGGGGGGTATGATATATATATTAACCCCCCTGCAACGACAGGATACTATACCACAAAATGACTGAAAAAACCATACGACAAATTGACACACCTATTAAAGTGTGCTATAAATGTAACTCAAAAGCAATAGTAATTGTAGATAAAAAATACTACTGTGCTACTTGCGAACTTAAAAGAATAGGAATACAACCATATGAAAGTATATCAAGAATCAAAAAAGAAAACAGCTACTGAATTATTATACATAGAAGTAATCAAGAAAGCATTTAGTGATGTATTTAATTTAGGTAATGCTTCAGACCAAAACCAATCTCTTACACAATCACAAGCAAAGAGTTGGTTTAATATACATAGCAAAGACTTCAAACTTATATGCGAACACGCAGGAACAGAACCAGAATACATAATGAGATTATATGATAACTTGAGTTATAATTATAATTCTGGTAAGATAACTAAAGACCAAGTTAGATTTGGTATTAGTAGATTGGAGTTAAAGATATGATGAATAATTATGATGCAGTAATGATAGCAGAAGGTGTTATTGAAGTTGATGAAGATAAACAAATAGAAGCATGGCAACACTTAATAGATACAGGTTTAGTTTGGAGTCTTCAAGGTCGGTTTGGTAGAACTGCAATGGATTTAATTGAACAAGGAATAATAGAAAGAAAAAATAAATGAATATATTTCACTTACACAAAGACCCAGAAATATGTGCTAGCTATCATTGTGATAAGCATGTAGTAAAAATGATATTAGAAACTGCACAGATGTTATCAACTGCATATCAAAAACATTGTGGTGATGATGATAACTTATACAAGTCAGCATATCCTAAACACCCTATGACAATATGGGTAGGAGAATCTGTTGAGAACTTTAACTATGCACATTTACTTGGTAAAGAATTAGGAAAACAATATACAAAAAGATATAGTAAAATACACAAGTCATCTAATATTATTAATGCTTTTAATAATGGTAGACTACAAAACATAGAAGATAGATTCCCATCACAATATTTTACACGACCACCACTATGTATGCCAGATGAATATAAATCTGATGACTACATACAATCATATCGCAACTATTATATCGGAGATAAAAAAAGATTTGCACGATATACTTCAGTTGACACACCAGAATTTATGTGCTAATGTACATAAATAACCAACAAGGAAAACCATATGGAAAATAATGATACATCTTGGGGAATGAAATGGATGAGAACTGTTCGTAAGAGAGCAATCAATATTCTTGCAAGGATTGAGAATGACAGAAGACCTACGCAAGAGTTAGGCTATGAGATAAGGAAGTTGCACGAAGCATTTACTTATTGGAATAGTGATGTTGCTTCTTGGGAAAAGATTCATACAGAAATTCCACTAGATCAAACAAGACTAGAAGAACAACAAAAGCATTTGGATTCAGCAATCCAAGCTGAACATAGTGAATAGTATTTTTAGTTTAATAGTGTGGCTTGTAGCTATACTATTAATATTAAAGTTTGTATTCAAGAAACGAATCAATGGGGATTTGTGGGTATACCTAATCCCCATTATTTGTATTACGATATGGATTACTTCGTTAATAATAATAGCAATAAATAGTTAGGAAATATATGATAGATAAATTTAAAGTATGGAGTTTATATTATAGGGCAGAGATTGTCTGGTTTATAATTGGATTTATAATAGGGGCAATAGTATTATGATACACCCATATGCTGAAAGCAGAAAACGAGCAAGAAAAAGATGGAGACAAAGTTCTAAAGGTAAGGCTTGGGATAGGGCATATGGTCAACGACCAGAAGTTAAAGCAAGAAGAAAAGAATATATTATACAAAGAATAATTAAGGAGTGTGCAATATGAACATAACGCAATTAGAAAAAGAAATACTTAAAGCTATTAAGATAGAATCTGAAGAGTTAAAGGTACTCTATGATAAACACAATGAAGATGGTGAGTATCTTTTAAGTTTAAAAAATTTTGTTAAAAGATTATTTAAGGAACACAGAAATGAAAGTTAAAGATATAGAAAAAAAGATAGGCACACTATCTAATCCAAGTAAGATGCCTTCGTATGCTTGGGGTATACCAATACAATACTGTGTGACAGGTAGTAAGTTAGCTAAACAAGAAGGAACTATCTGCAATAAATGTTATGCAGGTAAAGGTTGCTATGTGTTTCCAGTTGTTAAAGCTATGTATGAAAAGAGATACCAAGCTATTGAACTACCAGAATGGGTAGATTATATGGCAGAATTATTGACACAAAAGTACAAAAACCTAGATAAATCAAGGCTTTTTCATCGTTGGTTTGACTCTGGAGATATACAATCTTATTCACATTTGATGAAGATATTTGAAGTGTGTGAACTCACACCACATATAAAATACTGGTTAGCTACTAGAGAATATAAAATAGTAGACCAGATTAAAGAAGAAGATGTACCAAAGAATTTATGTTTGCGTGTATCAGCAATCAAAGTAGATAGCCCACCACCTAAATTTTGGAAGTGGACTTCTGGTGTACACAAAGATAAACCTGCAGTAGGTAGAGAATGTCCTGCACCTAAACAGAATGGTGAGTGTGGTAGTTGTCGTGCCTGTTGGAGTCGTTCAATTAAACAAGTAAGCTATAAGGAGCATTGATGAGAGAATATACATTCGTAAGAGGTGATGGAGATAAAAAAATTATTGAAGCTAGAAGTTTAAAAAAAGCTATGATAAAATATGGTGGCAAACCTATTGATAATGATAAGTTTGTACATATAAATTGGCAAAGTAAAAAAGGTAATTCATCTTACAAAGTATTAGAGTTACCATACAAACCTAGATCAGAAAGGAAAGGAAGGCTATGATAAAAAGAATACACGTTAATCAACACCATATAAAACACAATGCTAAACATGGTGATAACAGACCAGTAATTACGGTGAAGACATCAAAGTCTAATCAATATGGTCATCAAGTTATTATACATGGCGTATCTAAAGTTATATATAGTCCAGACAAACCATTAAGTTGTGGTGCTAAAGTATGGATTGAAACAGAAGCTGATGTTGAAGTTAAGTAGTATAATAATATTATTGTTGCTTGTATCCTGTAAGACAACAGATATAGACCCAACAACAACAATACTTAAACATATAATAACCAATGGAAATAAACAATGAATTTAAACACGAAAGAAAAATGCACAATCAGAGACTTAATTAAGATTGAACTTCAATCTTTAGACAAAGATGATTATGGAAAGTATAAATATTTTCCACATGAATACGCAGAATTTCTTATACGATTAGGTAGAAAATTTAAATTAGATACACAACAAAAAATAAAAGCCAAGAAATTATATGGATAATAAAAAACATGACTCATGTATTTAGACATCCTAATTATTGGAAAAAAATAAAAAAGCAAAATCGCTTGACAAATAAAGAAAAGTATGGTAAGGAGAATGACAATGAAAAAATACAAAATAAGACTAACAGGCATGGGGTTAGAGGCAGTAGGGATAATACCATTTGCAAACGAACCAACGATTGAAGAAGTAGAAGACGCAACAGCTTTATATCTAAATGAAAAGTTAATGAAGGTTGAAATTGATGGAAATTTTTATACTAAAGATAAGTATGTATTAACATACGAGGAAATTAATTGAATTACAAACAACAACTAGAAGTAGTACAAGGACTATTCATTCCACCAGATACAGCAATGAGATTGGACTGTCCATTTTGTAATGGTAAGAACACACTATCAGTAGATACAATGCACAATAATATTAATTGGTATTGTTTCCATGCGTCCTGCAGTGCTAAAGGAAAATATCAAGGAGAAAAGAATATGAACTATGTGAATGCCACATTCAAACAGAAAGAAGAAAGTTCAGATACAGAATTTATAGTACCAGATAGCTTTAAGATATTAGATTCAAATGATAAAGCTAAAAAATATATACATAAAAATAATTGTTGGGAGGCTTGGTCTTGGGGTAGAGCAGATATTAAATATGATGTGAAACAAGACCGAGTCGTATTTTTAATTAGAGATAATGAAGACCCAACTACATTTGTGGGTGCAGTAGGTAGGGCATTAAACTCTGCTACGTATCCTAAATGGTACATGTATGGTAATAAAGATGTGCCTTTTAAATGTGGATTAGAAGAACATAAGGAAGCAATCATAGTAGAAGATTGTGCTTCAGCTTGTGCAGTATCTAATATACTTACAGGTGTAGCTATACTTGGTACATCATTAAAGGAATCTCATAAACAATATCTAAAACAATATGATAAGATATATGTAGGATTAGATAGAGATGCAACAAAGAAATCATATGGTGTAGCTAATGAATTAAAATCTTATGGCTTACAGAATATATATGTTAAACCATTGTC